GCCGCGAGGCGTCGTGATGACGTGATATTTTCCAACCATGTCACGCTCCGTTGCAGGGACACATTGCCCATGCAAGCATTGCGACTATGCAAAACTCGATTGCATAGCGCTTTATGTCGTGGTCTCTCACTACCACGTTCCCTTCACGCTCTGCTTTGAATCGGGGAACAGCCATGCAGGGTGACAAGTGCCTGTCTCCCATGTCCTGTCTGCGTGGTAAGTCGCTTGGCCACAACCAGTTACGAGGTTGGTGGCGACTAGCATGACCAAACCATAGATAGCCATGCCCACTGCGAAGTAACCGAAGATTTCCAGCAGTCGTCGCGCAAGCGACTTGCGGGTGTGAAGTTGTGCGTATTGTGATGGTGACAGCGATACTGTCATTCGTGTGCGTTTGCTCATGATTAACTCCCGAACAGATAGGTGATGACGGCTTTGACAACGTGATAGACCTTGTCCAAGTCGTCCGGTGATAGAAATTCTTGCATAAATGACTCTCCTAAGTCGTGTTATATATGTGTGACAGTTGTGTCACAGTTAGTCAAGCGTTGTGAATGATACGAATGCCGCAAGACCGCATGATTTGACTGCATCTTCCATTGCTGGTGATGCGTCCATGATGGTGACGTCGCCCACGAGCGACTGGTTCGCAACCCACTGAGCGTCATTGAAGTCGAGGTTTGCGTGATTGTGTACGACGTCTGCAAGTTCATGCTCGATGCCGTCGATTTGCGTGTGAACGCCGATTTGTACTGTTGCCATGATGATGTCCTCCTATGGCTGGTTGCGCGACTACAGGGTGTAGTCACAAAAAAAAGCCCCTCCCACGCACGGCGCGTGAGAGGGGCTATTGGGGTTAGTCGTGATTACTTGGCGGTAAGCGCAGTCACGAATGCCTGCAACTCAGCAAGCTGAGCTTGCAACTCGGCCTTGGTCGCACGAGATGGCGCAGTATGCACTGGCGCAGGCGGTGTGATTGGCGCAGGCGCAACTGTGAGCATCGCGATGGCCTTGTTGGTCGTGGCCATTTTGGCCGATGCTTGCGACACGCCCTTGGCGGTGTAATCCGCAAGGCGTTGCTTCAGCGAAGCTGACACAGCCGTCACGAAGTCGGACGGTGAGTCGTGTGCAATCGTGGCGCGTGCGGCCGCCATTGAGCCGATGCCAGCTATGATGGCGTTGCCCTTGGAAGCGTTAGCTTCCATCGCGGTCATGGTCACGGAATGTACGTCAGGTGTGTGTGTAGTATTCTGCATGATTACCTCCTATGCAGGTTGGTTCGCCTCATCTCAGCAACAACGCCGAGCGGCACTAACTAATCCCCCCATACCCCTTTGGGGTATAGGACGACATCCTCTCTAACCAGTTGTTATGATTACCAGACAGTTACAATAACCCATTGAATTGTAGAGATTTCAGTAGGTTTTCAAATTACGAGGGGAAAATACCACTAATATGCCCTCAGAAGGGACATGAAATCATAACAAATACAGTAACTTACACTACAGATTGTCGCGTTTTTGCCCATAGGGCAACACGACTTGGCCAACAGGGGGGGCGTAGCCCCCGTCCCGCCGCCGGGTTTTCTATATGCCATGTCCCACTAACAAATATTTCGCACCAAAAAATGGAAACACTGTGACGGAAAAGATACATGCCTAACGTAAGAAAAGAACCTAGCTCCACAAAAGGCACTGGCCTGCCCGCAGTAACTCCGCTGGAAGTCGACAGAGTCCGCCGGAGCGTACTGGACGTTGTACGCAAGCAAATGCCGGAGGTGCGCGAGGTGCTGGCCGGAAATAAGAAGTGGGATGCTCAGCAAACCAGACTGTTTGGCATGATGCTGAATAAAGTCATGCCTGACTTACACCACTCGTTCAACGAACACACTGTTGAGAATAAACAAGCGCACGAACTTACAATAGATGAACTGCAACGTATCGCGTCGCAAGTAGATGCCGTCGAAGCAGAATACGAAGAGGTAGAAAATGGCACTGACACCCCAGCAAGCGGCTCAACGACTGCTCAAAATAGCTCAAGCGAAGGATAATTTTCATGGATTTGTTAAAGCACTTTACCCAGATTTTGAATTGGCCGACTTCCAAATGGAACTCATTGACACGTTGGATAGGCTTGAGAAAGACACTCTTGGATGCCGACGTCTTCTTATTACTATGCCGCCACGACATGGCAAATCTTGGTTGGCGTCAACTCTTTTTCCGGTGTATTACCTTGCTCGCCGACCAAATAGAAATGTTCTTGCGACGTCTTACAACCAAGACCTTGCTAAAACTTTCGGGCGTCAGACAAGAGACCATGCGCGTGAGCCAATCATTAGCCAAGCGTTTCCTGACTTTTATATGTCGGAAGAATCCAAAGCAGTAGACGACTGGCGCACTACATTCGGCGGTTCATACTACGCAACTGGCATGGGCGGCTCTACGACTGGTCGTGCGGCCACACTTTTGCTCATTGATGACCCCGTTAAAGCTCGTGAAGAAGCCGACAGCGCAACTCAGCGCAACAAGACTTGGTCATATTATGTGTCTGCTCTTACCACTCGTAAGCAACCAGAGCCAAACGGCGCGGCACCAATAGAAATAGTTATCCTGACGCGGTGGCACCCGGACGACTTGGCTGGGCGTATCATGGAGACTGAAGACTGGAAGGAGGGCGCATGGGCGCACATCAACTTCCCAGCAATCAGGAGTAAGGATACTAATGTCAAGAGGAGTGTGGCTGAACTGCCAGAAGAAGACCCTCGCTTCATACCGCAGGGCGAACTCAGTAAAGTATCACCATCGAAACGTCACTACTACGAAGCAAGAGAAGAAGCCCTGTGGCCAGACAGATTCCCAATCGAAGAGCTTAAAAAGCGAGAAAGACTAGACCCCAGAGAATTTGCCTCACTCTATCAGCAATCTCCCTATATCCGTGGTGGTAATCTTATTAAGTCGGGATGGTGGAGAAAGGCAGAGGAGCCAGATTGCAATACCATCATTATCTCTTGCGATACCGCCTTTAAGAAAACAGAGACCGCTGACTACAGCGTAATGATGGTCTTGGGTATGGACAACAATGCGGACATGCACATTCTGGACATTGTTCGTGAGAGGTATGACTTCCCAGAACTTAAACGTGCCGCCATTACCTTGAACGCTAAATGGCGCGGCAGGGGCTTGCGCGGCATGTATGTCGAGGACAAAGCGTCAGGCCAATCCCTCATTCAAGAGCTACGAACTCAATCAGGTATGTCGGTAATTCCCGTGAAGGTCGGAACCGATAAGGTCTCCAGATTAAACTCTGTACTGCCTCTTGTAGAGGGGGGACGAGTTTTCATACCGAATGAGGCATTATGGCTTGATAGCTTCATGGACGAGGCTCAGTCATTTCCGAATGGGAAGCACGACGACATGATTGACGCCTTATCAATGGGGCTTGCCGCTTTATCAAAAATGGGCGGACAAGCAAGCGAGCTACTAAACTCGCCTATCAATATGGGTTCTTCATTGTCTGCCCAATTTAACACAGGCAACGACGACAAATGGTGGGAACGACAAGTTGGTAAAGACGAAAATTTTAGAGGCTGGGGAGAAATCTGATGCGCTATAAGACTATGACCAGCCCCTCAAAGAACGACGTAGTCGTAGACCTCAGCAACCTCGCAGAGCCTTTAATGGCCTACGAGGATATCAGTGACATGCTTTCTGACGACCAAGAGACCAAACTCATTGATTATGTACGCGCCTGCACCAAGATGTCTCATGAGCGTATCTCTCGCCGCTACGACCATTGGCGGGATGCTGACCGCGCACACGACGTTTGGGTTCCAGAGAACGCTACAAAGTTTCGCGAGAAGGTAGTCGTAGCAGATACACGCGCTATCGCTGACACCGTACTCACATACCTCATGTCTGCCCTAGCAGGCCGCAACCCTATGTTCCAATTAGAGGGACTCAATCGTAAGTCGCGCCAATCAAGTATGATACTTGAGCGCCTACTGCACCAGCACATGCGACGCACCGCAGGCGAGGCGCGGCTTGCACAGATGCTCTTGGACTCCATCCGCTACGGCTTCGCTCCGACTAAGTGTGTGTGGAACGCTACGACAAAGACAAACGACATTGTGAACTTTGACCCGCGCAGATGCTTCCCAGACCCCCGTGTTCAGTGGGGAGACTGGGAAAGGATGCAGTTCATAGTCTTTACAGACCACATGAGTACCAATGCCCTGCTCGGTTCTAACCAATACCCCAAAGTCGCCAAGTATCCGGGGCTACGCCGCAAAGAAGGTGTACGTCATTCATGGGATGCTCACGGCTGGTTCAAAGAAGAAGGGCGTGGCCTTTCAATCAACCCCGAAGAACCTCAAGGGCAAGAGAACGGCTACCACTTCACACTACAGGACAGCCGCATAGTCGATGAGGCGTGGGTACGCTTCAATGGTTACGAGCTTGGCCTCGACAACCTAGAACAAGTTTGGTTGCTAGTGACTATTCTGGACGAAGGCGCGGTTATTAACTGCCGTCTAAACCCGTATGGGCGGCAGTTCCCCGTCACAATCGGCGGCCTGTACCACGACAGCCACAAGACATACGGCCAATCACTGTACGACTTACTACTTCCTCTACACGAAATAAGCACATGGCTACTTCGTAGCCGTGTCGACAACGTGCAGGCGGCTCTAAACAACCTAATATTCGTAGACCCGACCTCTGTCAGTGTCCCAGACTTAATTGACAGAAATCCGTGGGGGCTTGTGCGTACTCTCCCCGGTACAAAGCCCGGTGACGGTGTGTTCATCGCAGAGATACCAGATGTAACACGCGGCCACTGGCAAGACATTGGCGCTATGTCCGACTTAAAGCAAAGAGTATCTGCCGCTTCAGACGCCCAGCAGGGCATGCCTACAGCGGATGGCATACGGACAGCCACAGAAATCCAGCGTCTTACCCAGCTTGGCTCTCAACGACTTGGTGTTATTTCTCGTATCATGTCGTCAACTACGGTGCGTCCTCTCGTGAGGATGATGGTCGGGAACTTACAAGACGCCCTAGAATATGAAGGCTCACTTCGCATTACGGGCGGAGATAGCCCCGGCGAACTGACCAACATGATTAAGGACGACTACCTAGACTTTGACATCAGCATGTTGCAAGGCGACATCGACTACCTAGTCGTAGACGGCACGCTTCCGGTTGAGCCAACTCGCAATGCAGAGACATGGATGAACATGCTTCAAGTCATGGGCCAGACTGGACTGAACATGGAATACAAAGTCGGCAAGATTGCAGAAGAAGCTATCCGTTCTATGGGTGTCAGCGACTTAGAACAGTTCAAGATTACCCAGCAAGAGCAAGAGCAAGGCCCAACTCCCTCTCAGCAAATATCCATGATGGAAAAGATGCGTGGTGCGAACATCATGCCTCAAGAGCAAATGGAACGTGAGATTGAAAAGGGCAACCTAAAGAGGATGGGCGAATGACACTACCAAACGCAAAGGCCATAGAAGGCTCAACAAAACTGACGGGCATACAGCGTGATTGGGTGAAGTCCTACGTTGCTGAGATTGTGGCTGGAGAGATACATAAAATTAAAAGCGAACTGCTGGAAGAAATAACCAAAGCCAGTGGTTGCCAGTGTGAGCCAAGGGTTTCCGCCGCTGAAAGAGCCATACAAGATTTGGTTGCTCGCTATGAGGAGGACGACAAGTTCACCTTAACTCGTGCAAAATTGCTGAGATTCATGAAAGAGCAAGGACTGTAGTATGGCCTTTACAAAACCCACTGGAGACCAGATACGGTTCCGCTCCTCTCAGACAGGCAACCACACTCTTGATACATATCTGGAGGCCACTGAGAAGGGCGGCCGTCCTCTATCTGCTCTCCTAGACGACATCTTCGATGCCAACGGCAACGTAGACGCTGGCTTTGTTACGTTCAATGTAGACGGCACAACAAACGTCCTACAGTATGCGCCGGGTCCACAGGCCGTCGCTGGTTCGTTTATTGATACGAATACATTTCTTTTTCGGCTCCGAGGCAACTGGGCGCAAGACATTGATTACAAGCGGCTCGACCTAGTAACCCACAACAACAATCTTTACATATCCAACGCAGACCACAACTCAGGTAGCACAGGTGTATTCCTAGACACAGCCACCAACTGGCAAGTTGTATCTGCGGCCGACACACTTATTCAAGCGATTGACGCCAAGGCCGACGAGTTGGAAGCAACTAAGTCGGAGACTTACTTCCACGGGTTTGAGCGTTCCGCAGACGGCGAACTCAAGTGGACGACTGGTCCGGGTCCAACAACTGTTTCCACATACAGCGGTTGGGAAAACCGTGACCCTCGCTCTGAGTACCCACGCATCCAGCGCATACCTTGTGCAATTACCACTAGGATTGATGTCCCACCAAGCGCAGTCCCAATAAATAGAGATGCAGACTCATCGGCAAGCTGGGGCATGACAACCCCAACGGCTGTACCAAGTTGGTGGACTGGAACTATTGGCCAAATCATCTCCAACCCTGTCTTCGCTGGACAGATTGAGATTCCGTACCTTCCTCTCAACAGCCGTTGGAGTTACGTTGTAAGCCAGTATCTTGCCTACAACGCTGGCACAACAGACAGGAATGTTTGCTTCACCTTGCAAAGCGTGGATGAACCTTTATTTCTTATGTTCGCCAACCAGAACTCACGCGGCGTTGATAATCAAACAACCATGAACTCTACTATCTTGTTCTCAGAGGGCGCTGGCTGGACTTATCATCAAGGCGGCAGATACACATATAATAAGTATGTTGATAGCTCTAGTTCTGTGTTTATCAATAGCCCTTCTCAAATCCCTGTTGGGCGTAACCGTAAGTTCAACATGTACTTCCACCGCCAGAATAACTCTTATACTTCCGACAATGGTACGATAGAGATACGCGGCGCGAATATGCCTACGCTTTGGGAGTTCCAGATTGAAGACTTGGACTACGACCTTCCGCATCCGTCGACTTATTATGTAAACAACATTGAGAAGACTCTTAGCTGGAACAGGAACTACCAAAACTTCCAGCAGATAGACCCTAATGTTGCAGGCGACTCTACTTCAATAAGAGCGTTTGACCATTACGATGTACCTAACCTTGCCAAGAACGCTTCCATTACAAACGACTTCACCAACAAAGAGATTGAGCATTACACAGATGCTTATGAAGTTCAGCGCTTGGGTGGCTCAGATGAGCAATATTACTTTGCCAGTGACGGACACCTAAAGGTCAAGCTGGGCGAACACAGATACCCACGCTTTGAAGTTAGCCTTCAAGCCGAGTACGTCCCTAACTCTAATAGCCCCGGTCAACCAAGTAATGCCTACAACATAGCTGTCTTTGCATTAAACGAAACAAAGCAAAAGACCATTACACTTGTTCGCGGGCATATCTACGACTTTGAATACACAACAAGTTTGGATGACATGACTTGGGACGACCCAGCCCAGCGGCCGACGGTTAAGTTCCGCTTCTCTGAGGTGGCGGACGGCATTCATGGGACAGACGCTAACGGAGCCACAGGGACAACTTATTTGTCTGACGTCACTCTAAACGCGACTGGAAGTGTTAGCCGCATCAAGGTGACAGCAAGCACTCCTGACACTCTGTATTATTTCGCCGACCCTGTTGCTGGTATCGGCGGGACAATAAACGTCGTCGACGAAGACGCTAACCCGTAGGAGATATTATGGCACTTCTCGACTTAGGAAAATTCAGATTTAACTGGGCAGGCGTATGGAACGCATCGGCCAACTACACTAAGGATGATGTAGTTGAACGCAATGGCGCGTCATACATAGCCGTTACCAATAACTTCAGCCGACCCCCAGAAAACTTCCCCGCCGACTGGGACAGGATGGCGCAAGGCTTCGCCTATCGCGGTGCGTGGGATGCCCAGCGTGGGTATGCCATGGGGGATATGGTTAAGTACAAAAACACCATTTGGGTAGCCGACCAAACCCAATCTTGGGCGACTGGCGACGCCGACCTTACTGTCCCGACAACCGACCCCTTTAATTGGAGTGAAGTTATAAACAGCTTCAACTACGCTGGTGACTGGGACGCCACCACACAGTATGAAAAGTACGACATAGTCAAATACAACGACAACTTATATCTCGCCGCATCGCGTCCCTTCAGTGTCGGCAATGCTTATGGCCCCACGACTTCTGGTTGGGACGAACTGATGAATGGCTACTCTGTAAACTCAGGGCAGTTCGGCATCTTGGACGCACAGACCCAACTGACAGTGAACGGTGGGGCAGGCAACTCCACAGGCTTTGAAGTCAACTCAACTGACATTGTAGTTCACGGCGGCGGCCGATACCTCGGCCC